CGCCCCCGGGTCCGGACCACCATCGGGGAGTTTTCATTATCAAGTGAGCTACTACGCAACCATTGATCATCGATCAGGTCGCGCCAGATCCCGGTGGAGTTGCGGCCCTCGCCACCCTCGCTGCCGCCTTCTTCTTCGCCCAGTTTGATTACTTCTGGTGCGTCATTGGCCTTGCCATATATTTTCAGTGCCTCGTAAATAATCAACGGATGATACTGAATCGGCATTTCAGGGGTATCGGCATTAACCAATAACTCCTGTGGTGTCTTCTGGATCTCGAACTCAACCGAGTAAATGTCATTTGGCTTGTAAAGTCGCAGAGTGCCGTTAGGCAACCGGGTGCACAGAATAGGCCTCGAGGCAGTAATATTCGCAACAGCGAAGCGGCGTTGCCATCCTTCCCACGGTATGAAAGTCATGCGCTGGCGGCCGGTAGGGCCAACTGATGTCAGGTAATTTCGAAAGGTATTGACATGGATCCGTTCCACGCCTGTCAGGAGATAATCCTCAGTGTTCCCGATCGATTGAAGCGGACCAGTGCCTGGCAATGGGATCTCATACTCTTTCCACATCCATTTCCAGGGGTATCGTGCCGCCTGAATTCTGATCCACGCATCACGGATATTGCGAACCAGCGTAAGCTCGATGCCAGTAGCGGTCTCTACGTCAGCAGGGCCTGCACCAGACAAACCCGCTAAATGACGCATCTCCTGCGTTAAGGTAACGAAGTCAGTCATTACCCACCCTTAGCTTTCCAGATGGTCAGCCCACAGCGCTTTAAGGTCGGCTGAAAGCGAACCTTCTGGGATTTCGACGCCGGCTGCCTTGAGTGCTTCGGTGAGCTGTGCAACTGTTTCCGGCCCTTTTGGCTGGGAAATACCCATCGCAGCATCGGCTGCGATCTGGGCCGCATCGGCTGCAAGTCTGGCCTCGTCGGCTGCTTTCTGGGCTGATGAGGCGACCGAGGAATAGTGCTTCTTGATCTGTTTGGGATCAAGCGCTTTACCACCCGCATCGTAATCAATGCCGTTCTGGGTGAAAAATACCTTCTGGTTGGCAATATCAATGCTGGCGATCTTGCCATAAGGTTTTTTCCAGTCAATCTGAGTTACGTCTTGCATCGCTACCTCCTACGATAACGGTTCTTTTAAAATAAGGCCGGTCTCGCCACGCAGTTTATTGCTGGCAGGGGTCGGTTTGTGGTTTTCCTCCTTCATGCGAGTGCGCTGGGAAAGATATCCGCACCCCTCGGTGTAGTCCATTTCATCCGAATACTTGGGCTTGTTGCCCAATTCGTCGCCCTGGTGACGTAGCTTGCTGCCACGGCTGGCGGGCTTCGCAAATCTGTGATCAGTACCATCGGCCATAATAATCTCCTGTTAAAGTGTCCATTTGACGGTGACATAGATATCGCCAGCGCCTGCGGTAGGCTCACCACCGGCAGCAACTTCAATGACTTCGCCGCCAGCCCTGGGGATAACGCCAAACTGATATGGTTTAGTGAATGCGCCGTCAACCTGTGAGTCGGCACTGGTGTTTGGCAAAGTGAGGGTTCCGTAGGCGTTCGAGTTGCCGGAACGGCCAATCGTTAGAGTGCCTTCCGAGCCCGTGAGATTTGTTGTGCAGAGCACAGCAACCGAGGTAACTTCTCCGATCGCGCCGATTGGTGAAGGAATTCGCCCTACAATGGCCGCGCCTGATAGCGTCGCGGCTGGAAACTTGTAGGTCGCGTGAACAATTTTGTGACTCATGCAGCCTTTCTCCAAAGCAAAAGGGGCCAGACAAACTGGCCCCCCTGGTTTACTTACACCATCTAATTTAAGCGCTTAACGGCACTTAAAGCTGCCGCGATCCGAAGATACTGACGCCTTTTTGATTGTAGGCTGTTGCTTCATGGTAGAAGTTTCGCCGCGCAACTTTGCGGATTTTGAAATCCCGCTACGCTCATTAAGGCCCATATCCTGCGGATCACCGCTGATGGATGACTTATCGCCAATACCAAGGCGGTTCGGTTTCATATCAATTGTCTCCTGTTAGGACTTCGGTTAAGACCATTCGATGGTCACATAGATATCAGCTACACCGGCAGTACCGGCACCATCACCATCGAGCTCGAGTTGCGCTCCTTCCGGAATGCGACCGACATGCGCTGGCGAATCGCTCACGTCATCGATCACGAGATCCCCAGCTGACAACTCTACAGCCAAAACCGGGACTACCAGACTGGCGTAGATCTCTGTCGTGGTGACATTGTTCCGCACCGTGACATTGCCAGGTAGAGTCGTGTTGCCGGTGGTCATAACAGCGACCATTGCAACGACACGACCGGTTAGACCGTCAGGACCGGCAATCTTTTCAGACGATTGGCCCGCAGCTGAAATGCCCGCAAAGGCAGCGAACTTGTAGGTAATTAAAATACCATTTGAATATCCGCTCATGGCTTAGGTACCTCCCCATTCGTAAATACGAGCATCGGCCGCAACATCGTGGACGAGAGCAAAGCCTTCCTCGGCATACCACGCGACACCCTTGTCACGACCGTAGTCGCCAGGGAGCTTACCGCGCATTTCCGGAGGACAGACAATCGCTTCGATGACAGTATCCTCACCAAAGAAAAATCCCTGGTCAGTTACCGAAATCCCCTGATTGGGAATCGCTGTTTGCTCGAAGAAGCGAATACCCTCCCAGTGACGACCCACTTCGCCATTCAGCAAACGGCTGAATCCTTCATCAACGTGCTGATGCAGGGTTTCCAGTTCGTCTTTGAACCCGCGAGTAGTCTTGGGGCGTGTGATGCAACGGTAGTTACCGTCAGTCCAGACCGGCATGTCACGATCTTTCATTTCGTCAGAAACGAGTTTCACGTGTGCGTTGAGCATCACATCGGTTGCTGCGCCGCCGAAAGCGCCGTCAGTACGGAACTCGACGGTACCAGCTGCAGTCGACCGCACGGTAAGTGGGGTCAGCGCGAACTGGGCGTGAGCCTCGATCTCGAAAGACTTAACACAGTCGTTTCTCAGTGCCTTGTGAATGATTTGCTTCACCGGGTGACGCGAGGCGTCGTCCAGGCGACCTGAGTACGGGACACTATTGCCGAACTCGTAGATCGTTCCTGATTTTTGTGAAATGGTGAAGCCGGTTTCCGGCATACGCTCGTTTTCAGCGATCCTTCCGCCTTGAGTACTTACATCCGAATAGACATTCCACTGGAACGCATCACCCGCATGCAAGCCCTTGTCGGTAAAATCATCAGCATCGCAATGCTGTAAAAACCGCGTCATGGGCTGCAGTGCATTTCGGAGAACATCGCTTAGTTCCCCTGAATACATGAAGCCGCCAGCCGTATTTGTTTCCCAAACTTGGCCTGACATTACTTACAGTCTCCTGTTGTTTAGTTATGCCTCCTGACCACGTAATCTGCGTTGCTCGGCCACGTAATCGGAGTTCGTGGGTCTTGGGGCTGGCGGTGACGGTTTAAACCGTTGATTGCTGGCCTTCGGACGATTCATTTCTCGCTTAGCATCGTGCTTGTCCTTCATCGTCTCGATCGGCTTTTGTCCGCCCTTCCATTTGGAAATGCGGCTGTACGCTTCCTGGATTACCTGCTCCGGCTCCAACTCAGGGTGGTCCCGTTCGACTTTCGGTGTTTCATCGTCGATCGCAGTGAACAAGCGGGGGTCAAACTTCACATCCTTTTTGTTCAATTCAGGAGTATCAGCGAACAATTTAGTGCGCGCTTTAACGATTTTGGAATAACGTTGATCGGCTAACACTTCATCCTTAACCTGCACACGGAAAGCGTCCTTATCGAACTTCTCCCCGCTTTGGGACGCATGAGCGACCATTCCAGCAAGTATTGATGGTGCAGAGTCTCCACCGTCATACACGGCTTCCTGGTATTGCCGTGCCATTTCTACAAGGTTTTGATCATCCGAGGGTAGATCTGTGGGATTGGCCTTGTGCGGATCCTGGGCGGGTACCGCGGCCTTTGTAGATACTCGACTTTCCCGGTCGTCGATATCTTTTTCTCGCTCGTCGAGAGATTTTTCGCGATGTGCGTTGATCTCAAGACCTTTTTCAACGGCTAGATGCTTTTGATATGCCTGCAGTCCTCCGGCCTTATCGACCCTTGACTTTGGCACCCGGTGCATGTCGCCGTAAACCAGAACTTCGACCATTTCCTCGCCTTTGGCGGGTCTACGGTTGTCGTCCTGTGCGTCGATTATAGCCCCCGATTCGTTATTTTCAACACCCAAATCAGTGTTTTCGTCATCAATTTCGGTATTTTCGGGGTCAATTTCGCCCTGATCGGCCAATTCCTGATCCCTTTTTTCGTTATGGCGCTTGTAAATATGCGCCCTTGGGTCTTCGGAATCGATAAGTACATCCTCGTAGTCCTTTTCGACCTTTTTTAGTGGATCTACCTCGAATTCTTCCGTGATTTCGGTTTCGACGCCGGGTTTCGCTTCGACTTTTGGGGGATCTTCTTCCCGGTCGCGTGATGCCATTGCCGGCGTTGGTGCCGGTATTACTTCGGTTTCTTTTGTCATGATATTTTCCTCAGTTAATAATCTTCTGGAGCTTTGGCAGCATCCATTTGTTCAAGGTTTTGCTCGGCGTTGTGCCCTGATGCAATAGCCTCGTCGATGAATTTTGGCAACATGCGGTGCATCTGGATATTGAGTGATAACTGAATCATTTTCGGGTCACTACTTTTCGTGGCCTCGACGATTAGTTCCTCGATTAATTGATCCTGCTGCACATCAATGCGGTCAAAAATATACTGCCCAAGTTGCGTTCGCCTGAACGTTTCTGCATCCATCCCCAATACCGCACGAATTCGTTCGAACTGTTCGTGCGTTACTTCCTTGCGCTTGTCACTCATATACCTGAGCCCTCCCGGAGCTTAACTCTCATTTCATCGACCTTGTTCTGGCGGTCGGTCGTGATTCGTGTCATTTTTTCTTCGAACTGTTGCTGGCTGATTTCCTTTTTAAGCAGCCGCTCTTGTGCCTTTTCCTCGAGACCGTCGTAGTGTTTCTTGATCTCGAATTCGAGACGTTCGGCGTCTAGCTCGAAATTGGCCTGAGAGATCTTGGCATCCTGATCCAGCTTGGCCTGGTCCTGCTCGGTGATAGAGCCTTCCTGATTTGCTGGTGGTGCTCCACCCATTTTCGGCCCGCCCTCGGGGAAGAACCGCTCGGTACCCTGGTACCCCATTGCGCCGAGTATTTCCTTGGTGAACTCGTCGCCGGCCATGCGCTGCGCCATCGCGGGGGCTATCTTGAAGATAATCCCGAACCCCATCGCGAGTCGCTGAATCCGCTGTTCCGGATTGGTCGATCCGAAATTGGCCGCGACCTGCAGGTTCATACTGCCCTGAATCCACGCATCGGTAATGTGATCGGCGTTCATGCGATAGCGTTGCCACAGCTGCAGTGTCTCGCCCATCAGGTTCAACAGCGCTGGATCCGATTCGTAGGTCTGCTCGAGGCGGATAACCTGTTTCAGCACAGGGATTACCCAGGTGATCATGAATATCATCATCGGGTACTCGGTGAGCGCATCGGCATCGCCAGCCATCAGTTTCATACCACCGACCGTCTCGTTCATGCTGCGGTTGGTAGACATCGAGGATCCGCTGAACATTCCCGCGAGCTCGTCGAAATCCGCGTTGATACGGTCCTGCTCCTGGTAGGAGCTCGAGGTCACGTCAGGCGGTTGCTCGAATTTGATGTCGTTTTGCGGGTCGTCGGTCTCGGTGACGCCACCAGGTACGTTTCGCTGCAGGCCACGGTAGTCGATCATGGCCGCGCGTTTCACGACATATCGACGGTTCAGGCTGAGTTCGACATTATCGAACCGGGTGTTGTTCAGCTGGTTGGCATCCTGCTGGGTTCGTGCGGTCAGTCCGACCAGTGACTCGGGGTAGTTCTTGTGCGCCTCGAGGTTACTGAATCCGATTATGTACGGGCGTTCCTTGGGCTTGAGCCACTTATAATCAGGATCGTCTCGTAGGGGTATCGGCTCAGATAATCGATAGTGGACACCCAAGGTATAGTAAATCCAGTCGATACCGTCTTTACGGATGATATTTCTATGCACCCAGACCGTATCAAATCCTCGGTGCAAATGTCTCTGGTCTTTGGAATCCTCACGATTGGATTCGCGCTGTCGTCTAACCGGGTCATAGTCGGTGGTCACTCCTGTCAGTAGCTGGGCCTCGGTCAGAGGATACCATTGGGTGGCTTTGCCACCGCGCTTAGGCTTCGCCATCGCTTTTACGTCATCCAGAAACATAGGTATTTTGTCGATAATGAACGGGCTAGTGTTGGCCGGATCGCGCCAGTCGGCGGCGACCGAGAAAAACACGTTCTCTGCAGGGCGCAGTTCGACTGCAGGGGTATCAGTGTATACCTCGCCTGCTTCCTCGAACTCGACATCGATGACACTATCCACTCCGGCGATGTTCTGCCCTGCCTGTACTTCCAGCGCCTGAGATCCGGTGTTACTGTCCTCGCTCGGCATGTTATCGCCGACGACTATTTCCTCCTGCTCGTCTTTCGGTGGGATATAACCCTCACCCGGGGCGACACCGGTTTGCTCCTCGGGACCGATACCTTCCCGCTCAATCTCATCAGGATCCTTGTTAGGCTGTTCTTCCTCGAAATCCCAGTATTGGTGTGATATACACAAACCGAGGTTCAGCGTCTCCTGATAGGCTCCTATGACGGTCGAAAACCACGGGATGGTGTTCTCGAGCCGGTATTGCAGTAGCTTCTGGTTGATCTCGGCACTGATCTGGTGTGCCGGGTGGTTCGACCGCGCGGCCTTGACGGTCACGAAATCAGAGGTCGAGAACATCGACTTGGCGAGAGCGGCTTCCTGGCGCCGGACCATACTGCGAGTTTTAGGCCGAAATCCCTTGTGGCGGTACTTGTACGCATCGGAGTAATACTTCGAGCCGGGTGCGTGTCGATTCTGGAAGTGGCTCATATTCCGCTCATGGCTATGGCGGATATTGGCATCGTAATAGCTTTCCGCTTCGTTGTAGGAATCGCGCGCTATCAACAGCCAGTAGTCGTCGACCTTGACCTGGGCATCGCCTTCTTTTCCGCCCTGATCGAACTCTTTGTAGCCGTGCTGCGCCTTGTCCTGCTTCATCTGGTTGGGCGTCATTCGGGCATCGTACATGCTTGCCTGGGCCATTCTTTAATCCTCGTATGTCAGTTTGCCGTGACGATCGTGCTTGACATCGGCCATTGCTTTTTTAATGGACATCCCGCGAGTACGCGCGACGTTAAAGCGCTCGAACAGCTCCCCAGCTTTTTCCCGAATACGTTTCATTTCGGGATCGATTTTGGTGATATGCAGGACGAATCCCATATCACCGGATAGTTTCAGGTTCCGCACCTGGACGATACCGCCTCGGGTATCGATCACAATGTGCCAGTAGTCCTCCCATCCAGGGTAGGCCTTTCTCAGTGCAGCAATCATGTTGTTGTGCAGTACCACGACTGATGCCGGCACCAGCTGGCCCATGTCGTCGAGAACGTTCTCTCCGTCATAGTCCTGCATTACCATATTGTCACGAACATTGCGCATTACGATTGCCCTCGTGCGATCGCATAGATCATGATCGCCAGCATCAACACACCAGCGACCTGCGCGACAAAACCAATGATATTAAACAGCATTAGCCGCCGCTCTTTTTGACCGCGGCATCGATTTTCTTTTTCCGGTTCCTGCCGGACCAGCCTACCGCGTTCTTGGCCTTGTCGATCAGTTCTTCGCCGTATTTCTTTGCCTGGTCGAAATACCCGGTCTCCTGATTTATGGTTCGTTTCTTTTGCCGCTTCATCGGGCGGTCGATATCGTCAGTCATGTCATTGCCTCCTGATCAAATATGATCAAATATGATCAATTAGGGTTGTCGTTATAAACACCGGCGTTATCGTCTTCATGGAATTCCTTCTTGGAAAACTCATACGCAATGTGTTCGAAAAATGGATACTGCTCGCCCTCGGCCTCAGCGACGAGCGAGCGGTAATCGATGTCAGAGCTGGTTGTCATCAGTGTTTCTCCTGTTTTGGTACCGGTGCAAATTCGATATCGATATCGTGCTTTTTCAGGATCTCGTAGCGCTCACCCGCGAGGCCCACGTCGACCTCGTTCACGACCCGATCCATGAGCTCCATGAGATCTGCTATCACCAGGTTGAGTGTGATGGTGTTTTCCTCGACCAGATCTGCAAAGCTCGAGTACATGTACTGGGCGAACATTTGGGCAGAGTGGTCCATACTCCCCTCGAACGTCCACTCGGCTTTTTCGCGGTCGTACCAGAATTTCCCGAGCGGCGGGTTTCCTTCCTTGCTGATATCGGTAAAGCAGATATTGATTTCCTGCGGTTGTTGGGGTTTCAGTGTTTCTGCCATCACGAGACCTCGCTGTAACCGGACTCGAAGGTCTCGGCAGGCGACCACGACTCGTAGCCGTCTTCGTAACGCACGTAATATCCATGCGCAAATGCATTGTGCTTCTGTTGGTACTCCAGACTGACCGTGACTTCCTCGCCGCCAGTACCTCGAAACGTGGCGCTCAGATCTTCATTGATCTTCATTGATCTTCATTGATCCGATTTTCATAGCCTCAACTATCTTATGGCTTTGGTATTTTTTCATCAGTAATCCCCCGTAAATCCGCAGTTGCGGTGTAATTTGATTGCCCGCGCTATCCCGTTTCGGGTCTTGGGCTGGTAATGCCAGTTGCACATTTCACAGATCACAAGCGCTGATTTCTGCACCAGCCCCGCCTTGATCACCAGCAGCCAGGGTTTGATTCGTTTCATTGCGCCCTCCCAGAGCCCACGTCAACGGAGCTGAATGTAACGGTCAGGCCGACAGCCTCGGCCATTTCATGGCGTTGTGACGCCAGCGTCGGATCGTTTTCGAGTTCGATCCGGTCGAGCAGTGTCAGCAGGCCTGCCGCCAGTGCAGCCATTGCTTTCAGGCCTTCGTATTCGTCGGTACCGAGCATTTTCATTTTCTAGTTCCTGGGGAAAGCGGTTCTGGTTTTTTACCTTTCACCTTGTCCCTGGCAAATACAAATTTCTCCCGTGCCTTGTTATTCGGGCGAAGTCTTACAGCCCCCTTCCTGTCTATACTCATCAGTAATCTCCCGCATGGGCCGGGTCATAACTTGAAGATCTGCCCCCGCGCCTGACCGGTGGTGTTGAATAGGCAAATGTCATCATCAGCGCATCGGCCACGTCCGGAGAGGCAAGGCCGCGCTTTTTCATATCGCTTTTTTTCTCCATCTGGATCCGGTGCTTGTTGTCGTAGAAGGCCTTGATCTCCGTCAGATCGCCCTCGAGGTCGGCATCATCGGGTATATCGGCTGTCTCCAGCCATTCCCGCCCCCGGTACCACATTTCGGAGCGCTTGTTATAACAGACATCCTCGTTCTCCATATCGGGCTTGGCACCACTTATGACTTCCACCACATCGTGGTTCAGCTGGCGGATCCGGTCGACGACGCCGGCACCCAGGCCAATACCATCGACCATGATCACATCAATACCGGATTTCTTCTTTTCCTCGATCACGCGGCTCGCGACTTCCATTGTGTTGAGCCCGCGGAATTTCTGGATTTTCGCGAGCTTGCGCCCGTGCCGGCCTACGAACACCGTCATGTCATTACCGTATCGCGCTACATCGACCCCCAGCACTTTCGGCGTACCCCACGGCACTTCCAGATTTCTCGCCTGGGCAAGCTGTACGATCTCGCCGCTGATGAACTGTTCTTCACCAAGGCGCGGGAAGATCCCGCGCACTCGAACCCTGATGTAATCGCTGTCCTCGCCCCATTCCGCGACATCGGCATCGATCTCGGCCTTGCTAGGCATCTTGGCATCGCGGGAATCTACGTGGCGGGTGACCCATCGGGCTTTGAATCGACGAAAACACTGCTTAAATCGGCCAGTATTTTGTGTTGGATTTCCAAACACATACCAGAAGACTCGAGGGTCGTTAACGCCGCCTGATACTTCCCAGATCTTATCAGGTATAGCGCTCGCTTCGTCGTAGATGATAAGCGTATGGCGTCCGTGTTGGCCCGCAAAGGCCTCAGAGTTATGCTCACTATTGGGGATCGGGGAGCAATACCATGTTTCGGGGTGATCGACATGGAAGAACCTCGTTTCGGTCCATTTGAACCAGTGTTGATTGATGGCGCGTTTGTGCCAGATCGCGAGCTCCCGCCATGTCTTGGTCTTAAGCTGCGTCCAGGTGTTGGCGGTAATGATCCCGTTCAGGTGTGGGCGGGTACTCATCAGCCACAGCTGGATCCATGCCGATAGCGCGCCCTTGCCGATACCGTGGCCGGAGGCTGTTGCATCGCGATAGATCCCGAGCGGGTTGGTCTCAAGATGCTTCTTCGTCGAGCGCATGACATCCAGCTGCCAGTCGTCCGGACCTTCGTGTTCCTCGAGCTCAGTGCCCTTTTCGCCCCACGGGAATACAAAGCGCACAAATCCCTCGAGGTCGTCGTAATAATCGCAGATCGCATCCTGCAGTCGCTCCTCGAGGTTGGATGCTGCCTTGCTCATGGCATTATCCTTGATATCAAATTCATCCCGGCCTCGGTAACCGCCCCATTCGGGGTGAAATCACGCGGCAGCATTTCCTTTTTTTCGATCCGCTTACCCTGTCGCAGCATCTGGCGCGAGGGAGGAATCGCCACAACTAAGTCCATCCACAGGGTATTTGACTGTTTCACGCTCATTCCGACTTACCGAACAAATCGTTTTTCATTTCGCGATCGAGGATTAGCGATGCGTAGGCCAGATCACGGTCGTCCATATTGCTCCAGCCGGTCGTGTAACCATCTTCCTTCCATTTACATACCACGGCATAGCCCTCGAGATCCGGATCTGAGCCTAACTCGATCAGATTGGCCCCGGTGATTATTCCGCCAGCGCGAATCGCACAGATTTTGTTCTCGCTCATTCCCCCACCCTCGCACCATTGATCCGCCGCAGGCGGGTACGCGGTACGCTAATGCCCTCGAAACACCATGGGCAGGTAGTACGGCGTCGCACCTGGCCGGCCTTCTCCGTGTACTCGAATCGAGTCTGGCACCAGTTACACAGGATCGTGCACTCCTTGTCATCGGTCTCGACATTGTTGACGACTTCTTCAGACATGGTACCCCCCAGCGCAGCACGATCTTATCCGCCCAGTACCATTCATCAGGCAGCAGGCCTTTTTCGCGTAGTGCATAATTACGCAAAACCAAAGGCCGGAGAATCAGTTTGAATATCAGGTATTTCATAGCGCGGCCTCCTCACTCATTCGGAGATCCCCGTGGTGCTTCATTCCAGGCTTCAATGGCGTATTCCATGCATCTGCCAGAATCAAGCCCGTGGTAGCGAGTGCGAAATTCTACCTCCCAACAGCCGCAACAACTCATCGCTGATACATTAGCCCATTTTCCGCCTTGCCCTGCATCAGACACACATAATTCCTTTGGCGTCCTGCCGCATGGGCATGGCTTTAGTTCAGACATAAGGCATCCCCTTCACCGCGGTATCGCGCAGCTCACGCAAACAGTCGGCAAGGTTGGTCGCCAGCGTGTCGCTGATCGTAATAACCCGGGAACCCTCGGGATCGTCCGTCTCGGCACCGGTGCGCGGAGCGTTATGCAACATCCGGATCCAGTCATCCATATGGGCCAGTGCCTTGCGGTATCTCTCATCCGGACTGTTTTCAGCAGGGGTAAATGTCCAGGCCCTGCGGCAACCAGTACACTCGATTCGTATAGCATGTAAGAATTCTTCCGGCTCGGGCAGACTTGTGAAAACCCCACAGGTGCAGGTAAAACCATGCATTAGCGGCGCAGCCTGCGATTTTTTTTCAGCCTGTAACGCATACTTAAAATTATTCATAACCTGTGTGTTCATAATTCCTCCGAATTGTTAAAAAAGGCAGCGGCCAGACTTCTTCATCGCGCTGGCGGTACGGTCATCACTCCGTAGCACTGCTGTACTCATTACTCTGGAGCGGGACGCGTAATAGCCGCCTGCTTCAATACCTGTATCGTGTGCGCAAGATTCAGCGCGGCCTGCGTCAGTTTCAACGCATCATCACCCTTCACTTCACTACCCTTGCTGATTTTCTCAACCAACACTTTAATTGCTGCTTTGATTTCTTTTTTCATCTGGTTTTACCTCAGATAGAAGAACACCCTTAACCGGGCGGTGTCCGAACCCGTAAATTGGTACAAAAAACCCACTATATAACCCCGTAAAATCCCGCACTTTTACCAATACCAGAGCAAATATCAACGACTTAGCTCCAATACCACCTAAAATTGGTACAATATATATATAAGGAAACCCTAATATTTCCCCAAAATACCCCCCGCGATATTTCCGCCCAGATATATGCCGGGACTCCCGATATGGGGCCCCTTTGCTCTGAACGGGTGAAATGCTATAGGTGTCCATATATTATTCTGCCGTTGCCCCCGCGCGCTCACAGCTCGTTTTGCCTGGCGCATTCGGGTCGTTTTTTGACCTCCCGCTAGATGGACCCTCTTTTTTGTTTTTGTGCCCTCCCTCCCTGCCGGTGGGGTCTTCCTCGATCACCTGCGCTGTGCCCTCTATGATGGTGGGTTGTGTAGCTGCGTGCTCTACCTGCTTGGATCGCTGGGCAAGACGCTGCTCAAGCCTGTGAGTGTGGGTATGCTCCACATTGTCCTGAAAGGCCTGTACGCTCGTATGGCGCCCTATCAACTCCAGTGATGCCTTGGCTACCTGTGGATCGTACCGTCGCTCTGTGATGGTTCTGGGCTTGTGCACACCATCTACCACGTCGATCACATCGATCTCAATGCCTTCATCGCCCATAGCACGGTCGTAAAGCCTTACCGACTGCTCTAACACGAAGCCCGCATCGATGCCGAGGTTATCCAACTCCTTTTGAAATGCCTTCTCAATGTGCCCGGCAATGACCGGGTTGTTAGCCAGCCTGCTACCTGCGGACTGCGCGATCTTCTCGTCAGTCACGTCATAGGCCTTCATGTAGCTCTGGGTTGCATTCCCCCGATAGCGCTTATCCCTGCTCAGGTATAGCCGCATGAAGCCTACCTGCCGTACATTCAATGATCGATTCTGCACTCTCTCAGCTCCCACGCCGCTCTCTCTCAGACACAGATTATAGGCATATCATGGTATTACACAACATTAGATCGCAGCGTCACGGTCCACACAGGCCCTTTAATTCATTGATTTGAGCAAAGAAAAGGCCTGATTGGTGTATTCAGGCCTAAATTGAGGGTTTGCCGCTTTCTGTTATTGGCTTGTGGTTCGCTTGTTGTTTCGGTCTCCTATCCAGTGTTAGCGAACATATCGTTCTGGTTATGGTGCAGGCCTTCGCTCATACATTCAACATCGTCAAGGATATATCGATCTTGCCAGATAGCTTTGCAGGCACGGCATGACCATTCAATCCAGAGTATCCCATCTTCGGGTTGTGATGCGCTTCTGGCGTGTACTCGCGTTACATCTTGGCAGTCGCACTCGGGGCAGTAACCACCACCCAGCTCGACGTACTGGTCCACTGTGGTCTTGTCATAGCTCATGACTGTAGATACTCCACGTCTCGTTGGTGCCGCTTCGCTCGCGCCTGCTCTACCGTCAGGCCTGCGAACTCCTGCTCACTGAACGATATCTCATCGCGATAATAAGTGAACAATTCCACGCTGCCGCCATCGCTCATTGCCGCCACCGCTTCGCTGTATCCAAACGGGTGGTTACTGAGCTTTACGCTTGTGATCGTTGGCGTACTCATGATGGTGCCCTTGAAGCTGCGTCAATAGCGTTTGCAGCCCGCATTGGCGCGAAGCCAGCTTCCCACAACTCTACTGGCATTCCACCCTGCGCTTGAACTATTCCTTGCGCGTCACCGTTGGTCACGTTGATGCCGGTGATAAGGCAATCGATCACGGCGCGCTCCCACTGCTCGTATGTCATGCCATTGTCGGGCACCTGGGCGAGATCGGTAGGCGCTGGCTCGTTCTCGTCATAGTCCATATCGAACATTGACTCACCCCACTGGGCTGTTAGCGCTTTGGCCGTGTGCCGCTCGTGCGGTCTGGCGTCTGGCAGCTCACCGATCTCGATGCGGCCCAGCTCTACGAAGCGCTTAAACGGGTTGCCTTGATGCCATGGCGTGCCCTTCAATAGCTTGTTGTACTTGACCCAGCTCGCAGCGTAATAACCGAACATCCAGAACTTGTATTTAGCCACCGCGCGGATTGCATCCTCGTATGCTGTTTCGCGTGCGTCTACCACGCGCCGGATGGTATCGGTGCTGGCTGGTATATCTGCCGCGTGCTTGGTCTGAAAATCCTTTAGCGCTTTACTCATATCAGCCCCCGCTCACTAAAGCACATTGTGTTCTCGCCTATGATCACATGATCAAGCACACGAATATCGACCAGCGCCAACGCCTTCTTCAAGCGCTCGGTGATCCGGATATCTGCCTGTGATGGCTCGGCGATTCCGCTCGGGTGGTTGTGTGCCAGTATGACGCTCGCCGCATTGTCGGCCAGCGCCTGCTTGACTATCTCGCGTGGGTATACGCTCGCACCGTCTATGGTGCCCCTGAACATTTCGCGATAGCAAATCGCACGGTTGCGATTGTCGAGCATTAGCACTCCGAATACCTCATGCTCATACTGGCCCAGTAGCACCTTGAGATATCGCATGGTTTCGGCTGGCTGTGTCAGGCATTGCCCCCGCTGGAATTGGCGGGTGATAATCCTGATAGCCTTATCAATGGTCTCCTGCTCGGTCTCCGATACTGGTGCAGGTAGGCCATAGACTGCGGGTGTCTCGCTCTCGATTTTGTTTACCTTACTCATGCGAACACCGCCCTGTCGAATTCCTTCTCGGCTGCGATGCGCCACGGTGCGGCATTACCGGCGGGGATGGTCCAGTCGCAGATTGTCTCGTCTGGTATGCCCTCGTCGATCACACTGAATGTGAGCAGGTATGCAAACGGGCTTTTGGCATCCGGTTGCAGGTAAATCTCGACGTTCGGCATTTCAGTGCCTTCAATCGCTTCAATGATTTCCTTGCGGTCAGTTGACAGGAAGCAATCGTATTCGGGGTTGCCATCGGCGTCTTCATCGCCTTGGTAGTCTCGGACCGATATCCGTGCGTCTTTGCCCAGTGCCCAGTCTAGAGCGCGTTCGTGTGCTTTGTATGCTTTGTAGTGACCACTCATGTATCACCCCGCTTATCCATTGCCTTCAAGTAGCAAATCATTGCCACGAAATACAAAACCACGACCACGAATAGTATAGAGAAAATAATATTCATGCTGCCACCTTCCTTGTTTGCTTGCGCTGGATGTAGTCAGTCACCTGATCAAGCAATGCCTTGTTGTAATTCGACAATGGTTTGAAGCCTGTAACCCAGTCATGCGCCTGCTCATTGAGCACCGCTGAGACATTCATCATCTTGGCTTCGATGCTGCCCTTACTGCGCCCTTGATCCTGTGCTAAATCTCGGATCGCGTGCGCCTTGATATAGGCAGTGCCTGCGCGCTGGCTGGACAGGAAGTTGAAGTATAGATCGAGCATTTGCTCGACGTGCTCTGTGGTCCACTGGACCCTAGTTGTCACCTTTGCCATCTTCACGCTGCCACCCCCTGATACTGCGCGTCGATCTCGGTGTGAGCTGGTGTGATATCGCCAAAGCTGCAATACGCTTCACGGGCTTGATTGAAGCCGAGACTGATAAGTGCGTTCTCAATATGGCCGAATGCCTCGTGTTGGCGTGAACATTTGGGGTTGATGTCATTGTGGTTGTTGAACTCGCGCCCATCGTCTGGGGCGTCTGCGAGATTGCATTGATGAAGGGCATCTATAAGTTGGTGCCCGATTGCTTGTCTTACATGTTTCATATTGCTTACTCCAGTGTTGTTGGAGTGAAAACAATACTCTCTGTATATATAGTGTGTCAACAAGTTTATGATATGCATTAAAAAAGCCCGCCTTGGGTAGTATACCAAAAGCGGGCTTTTTCCTCTATCAATAGTTACATATTTTAGTCAGATATTACGGCTTATTTGAGCATTGTTCGCCCTCCTCTATTAGGGAGTATCCGGTTAGTGCGTATCTATCATACCACTCAGCCGCGCAGTTGTTACAACCGCATTCTTGGGTCGCGGTACCTTCACCGATTTCAACGCCTTCACCGTCGATGTTGGTCGAGCCACACTGTGGGCACTTGCACCCACCAGCCACCACATACAGTGATTGCTTTTTCGACTCGGGGATGGTCTCCAAAATCACGTCCGCGCACGGATCGGCGCCGCACTCTGCCTCCTCGCGCCCACAGTGCTTGCACAATGGCTCGTCCAGACATTTAGCCAGGTACTCCGCGCACAGGGGCGAGACGGTCACGCCGAAATATATCTCACCACCACCCATTGACGAGTCGGACAAAACGCCCGCGATCTTGCCATCTGCAATTAATTCCTTATCCATTGTCGGCTTCCTCCTGTACTTCACATTCGAAATGCACTTTCGCCATGCTGGTGATTTCATCGAATTCGATGCCGTGCTCGTTGGCGTAGTGCATCAGATTGGTAACCAGATCGATGATATCGCCCTTTGGGTCTTCACCCGCTGCTGTCCCGTGCAAATTAGTTTGCAGTGCGCGCCAAGCATCGGTCGAGCGATCTGCATTCGTTCTATGCTCTAATTGTTTGCCCATCCTTCCGGACCTCCTGATTTGAATGTTTTGAACCTGCCATCCTCGACCACTATTTGATCCATAGTATTCGAACTGTCGATGTAGTACAGCTCCCGATCACCGAGACGATCCATCAGTTGATTGACCACCCACTCGACAGCATTGGTGACTGTCTGATATTCATAGTGCGGGCCTAAATCCTGAATGACCAGGTACTCGTCTGTTTCTTCGATAATGCGATAGTTCGCTGTTCCATTACCCATGTCGCGCCTCCGTTTCTGTGTTGTCGAACAATGGGTTGTCGGTGTCGTCGTTCAAGTAAATTCGCATGATAGGGCCATGTTCGTTTTCAGGTAATTCGTCTGTATCAATATGAACTACATGATGACCGTCAATCTCGGATATGTAATGCTCTAGTGTTGGTTTACCCATGTTTCAAGCTCCCGATATACGCTTTTAAGCGATTGTGACGAAGGAAGCGCGCCAGCCAGCGCGCCGCCATCAGTTCATGTGATGCGATGCACAAAACCCCTCGTGGGTATGTGTGCCAGTCACGCACGGTTGCCCGCCCTCGCGGTGTTTCGAAATGCCAGTGTAGAGTTGTCAATTCGCCGCCTGGGTCGATCAAATGCGCACCACCTAACACGGCTGCAAACTCCTCTGGCGTGGCATGAACGAACCCCCAGCAACTACTACCAAAAAGCTCGTAGCCGCTGGGGTTTGGTACCACAAAGTCCTCGATACGTGGCAGGCTAGTCATGCCCTTGTTCCTCGCGCGCTGCGATCC